ATGAAAAAGGACCTTGTGACGGTCATTTTCGACCGAAAGAACGAAGCGAAGCGTAAAGGAAAGGGTGTCGTAGAGGTAAAAGTCTATTTCACGCGCAACGAGTGTAAGCTTATCCGATTGGACACCATTGCCCCTGAAATGTTCTCCTCCTATCAGAACTCCAAGCAGGTATTGGAGTTAAAAGAGAGGTGCGAGAATATCATTGAAGCCATGCGCGGACTTGGCCTCCCTCTTAATAAGGAAACATTCAGTGACTATTATGACTCCCCTGAGGTCAAGCTTAAGAAGCAGGAAATAGCAAAATCCAAGGAAGCCAAGAAGGCCAGCAACTTCCTCGATTTCTTCTTTGACGAACTTGCAGCCGAGAAGATTGCCCATCGTACTCGCCAGGCTCGTGCCGTTGTCTATAACTCTCTTCTGGACTTCGGTAAGATTAACTTGTTTGATGACCTCACCCCTGCTTCCATTCTGGAGTACCACAAATGGCTTCAGAAAGAAGGCGTCCGCAGTACCACGACCCTGAAGAGCTATCACAAGCGTCTGCACCGTTATGTGATGAAGGCTTACGAGTACGGCTACATCAGCCGCGATCCTTATAAGCAGGTCAAGATACCTACTGGCCACTATAAAGAACGTAAGCCACTGAGTCAGGAAGAACTCACGCTCCTCCTTTCTCTCCATCTGCCGCCGAAGGAAGAGAAAGCCCGGGACCTCTTCATCTTCTCAGCCTACACAGGACTCTGCTACTGCGATGCCCAGGCCTTTGATTTCCATACGATGGCCGAGAAGAACGGGAAGCTCTGGTATATCGACGGCAGCCGTATCAAGAGCGGAACCAGCTACTACACTCCCATTCTTCCCCGTGCCATGGAAATCTTGGAGAAGTACAACTACAGGCTCCCCCGTCTGAGCAATCAAAAGCTGAATGACTTCCTGAGCCTGGTCGAAAGCCGTGCCAGTCTTAACAAGCACCTGACGAGCCACCTTGCGCGTCACACCTTCGCCACAATCGTTTTAGCTCAGGATGTGCCTGTCGAAGACCTTGCCCGTATGATGGGCCATAAAGATGTGCGCACGACTCAGCATTACGCTAAGATTCTGAAGACCACCATCCACCGTCATGCCGAAGCCCTCAGCCTGAAGCTTAAGTAGTCTTCAACTTCCAAAAGACCCCTTTGACTAGCCGCGACATTCCCTGCTCATTGAATGTCGCGGTTAGTTTTTCACATAGATACTCCTTCCCCTCTATGCAGAACACCGCCATCACATCAGGTATCGTGTCTGTGAGGAAAGAGAAGGTATATTTCTTTTTCCTGTCAATCTCGAAACTTGGCAGTGGTACTGTATCCTCACTGTCAAACCGCAATGAAAATGGGAAATGCTCCACCACCCAATTGGCATCTACCGTCAACTTATCCACGCATGGCATAGGCACTTCATGCAATGGAACGGAGCCATTCCAGTATGCTATATAAATTTTGTCGAAATACTCCTTGCCACCATTTTCTTCTCCCTGTGACAGCATGGACAGAGGCCCGGGATGAACCATCGACAGCTCATGCCTACCCAGGTCGGTATTATCAGATTTCTCCTCATAGTTGGACATAGAGAGGAACATCATGTAGCCGTGTTCATTATCCGTCTCATCAATCCATGCCGGAACCATTTTCAGTTTCACCGTCTTGTCATCTTTCCCTTTATAGTTCCTGTTTCCAAAAATATTAATAGGTACGGGCGCATACGAGCGCGAATAGACATATTTCCCACCTTCTTCAATATTGCCATCCTGGTCCACCACTACGCCGTTCTTTGTCACCATTCCTGTGTTCCTGAAAGCGAAGTACGTATCTTCACGCCTCACGTAGTATATACGATGCAGCATTTCCATGTTTTCAGCCTGTTCCGCGTCCCCCGTCGTCGAAAGGATGATATTTCGTAAGTCATGTGTCCAATCAAAGAACTCCTGCATCGTCGTATATTCTACAATATCCTCCTGCAAGGCATTTATCAGCCAACTGCAAGAATACAGCTTCCACACCCGATGGTCGCAATCCTCATACTCTTTGAGCTTCGCCAAGCGGAAGTTATCCGTTTCTTCCTTCTTCACTTCAACCTTGAACTTGTCTATCACATTCTTGACATACACTTTGGCCAAGTTGTCTGTTATATCTTTGACATACGAGAATGTGATTTTCTTTTTCCGATGGTCGATGTCAAACGTCCCATTCAGCAACAGTTCCAGTTGCGAAAAGAACTCTGTGACAGTCCAATGTGGCATTGCCCTTGCGAATGCGGGCATATCCCATGCAGCAGGCAGCGTATTACAGATAAGCAGATACCTATTGACAGAGTTTTGCCAAGCAGTGACATCCAAAGAATAACCCAATGCCGAGCACATATTCCTGACGATGTATATCAGGAACGGCTGGAAAGACAGCTTCATAGAATCCTGTGTATTACCTGTCTTATACACCCACGTATAGTTTCCGTGGTTGCTGTCATATCTTGCTTCATTCTGTATGTTACCCGAATAGCTATTCACCCACGGCATCGCCACATAGTCCAGCTCGTCAGACCTGACATACCACATCTGGCTAGGGCTGTTATTCCGTGCATAGTGTATGCCAGGATTCCCGAGATACAACTCATTGATATATGTATTGTCAAAAGACTGATCAAAGTTCTGTGCAGAACGACCTTCGAGAAACTGCGTCTTCACCTCTGCCTCGTTGATTTCCGTGATGGTGATGACCCCAACTTTCACCATATCACGATGCCGTATCTCGCAGTCGTATAAGACCTGTTCCTTCTCGACGTCCTTTCTCTCCAGATGTCCAAAGATCTTCAAGTTCTGCGGGCATTCTGCCAAAGGAAAGACGATAGACAGCGTGTAACTGTCCGAGTCTGTGAAGAGCCTGTTTTCCGATATGAAATCAAAGCTCGTCCCTTGTTTCATGACGGCTTGATAGCCTTGAATGATGATTTCCATACTTTATGTTCTAGTCTTGTTTCTCATTAGTTCCTCATATTCATCCTGAGCCCTTTTGATACCTGTGTCACCCTCTACCGTGTTGACAGTCACAAACGGCTCATTCAACCTCTTTCCGAGTTTCCGCATCGTATCGGCATAGGAAGCGATGGCGGCAGCATTCGCCATCATCGACTTCTCCAGCTTCCCATCTTTCGATTTCTCTGCGATGACAGACTGTGCCGTTATCGTCCGGCTCACATCATCAGGCTTCAGGGAGCCGATGGTGTTTGTTCGCTGCGCATAGTCCAGCGCTTCTATCATCGGGCGTGCTTCAGGTGAGTTCACCAACGCTTGCGATGCCACCCACTCCCCGGCATGAACGACACCCACTTCCAGGTCTTTTGGTCCTTTTGGCGTGAAGCCGCCCTCGGCATATCCTTGTGCTTCCGATGCCTGTTGCTGTTTCTTGATGGCAGCTATCTGTATAGCACCTGCAGCAATAGCCATCGCCGCTGCTATAGGAGCCAGGATATAACCGATGACAGGCACCTGTGCCGCAGAGCCGTATGCTGCAAGCGCATTCTGAGCCGTCTGTGCTACTGCCTGTATTACCTGCATCGCGAACAATTTCTTGTTTGCCTCGTTCTTTACTTTGGCCAATTCCTCCTGTTTCTGCTGCTCTATTTTCTTCTCTTTGTAGGTATTACCCTCCGCAAAGGAAAGTTCCGCATCATAGCGCTGTTCTATAGCTGATGTCTGTATCTGAAGCTCTGCCTGAACGATGTCAGACAGTCCGGAAAAGATGGCAGACATACCCGAAACCACCGTATCGAATGCTCCCAATACAGCCTGTCCCCCGTCCGATTCCATCCAATTCACAACAGCTTGGTTTGCTTCCTGCATCCCTGTCAGCTGCTTTCCTCCGTACTTCTCGATGAGCGTTTGTCTGGCCTTCTGGTAAGCCTTTTCTATGCGTAATTTCTCCTTTGCGTTTTTACCAGCCAGTTTTAGCTCATCCTTATACACCTGCCTCAGGGCTTCCAGATCCTGGGACAAAGCCTGTTTGCGTTCCGTCAAGCTCATTCCGAAGAATTCATCCTTCAGTTTCTTCAGCCTGTCCTGATGCTTCTTTTCCTCTTCCTCATACTTTTTCCTTCTCCGCTGCGCGTCGGCAAACAGCTTTTCCTGATAGTTCTTCTCGGCTTCGAGCCTTTCCTTTGAGCCCACTTCATATATCTCCACGACCTTACGGGCGTGCTGCAGTTCCATCATCTGCACCGTACTGTTATAAGCCTCAGTGGAAAGCTCCCCATCGATATACCTTTGCTGAAGCACAGCGAGACTCTGCGCATATTCATTCTCCTCCTCTTCCCTGGTTCTTTTCAGCCCTGCCTTGGTCATCTTATTCACCGCCTCGTAGTAATCAGCTTGGATAGACAGTCTTTCAGTTTCTGTCAGATCCGTATGCTCCAGCTTCTTGCGGTTGTACTCCACTTCAATCTCTTCAAGGCGTTTTGCATACTGCTCATAGTTACTTTCCCCCTTGGCATAGCTGATACGTATGATGGCCTCTTCCCTTTCTTTCCATTCCTTTTCCTTTTGGAACTTATCCTGGTTCTTTTTGCCATCATCGCCCCCTTCACCACCTCCTCCGTTACCATCTCCGGCATCACCATTTCCCCTTGGAGCCTGCAATCCTGCTGCCTGGTCAGCAAGCGCATGGTTCTGTGCTGTAAGATCATCGATGATGCGGTTCAACTGTTTGACTTCCGCATCAGCCTCATGCAATTGTTCACGGAAGACCCGATAAGCCGTAGGTGAAGCGTTAGCCTTACCTGCAGCTTCATCCGGATTCAGTCCTTCCGTCTTTTCATAGATGAGCGCATCCTGCAAGTTGGTGGGTGCATCCTTCTGAATCTTACGCAGGCGTTCCTCTGCATCCGGCAGTTTCGCCAATGCCGCCTGTATCTTCGCCGTGTTCTTCAGCTGCTCCACATAGATGCCAAGTACTTCGGCATTATGACCTATCAGCTCGCCCTCATCACTGAGGCTGGCATGATAGTCCGGAATGATACTTTGCAGCTCCTCGATGGCTTTGCGGCGGTTATCTATGCTCAAAGTTTCATTCTCAATGACCGTCTTCAGGACTTCAATCCGTTTGATGTCCTCGACGGTATTTCTCCTAGCCTCCGACTCAATATCAGCCAGCAGCTTCTGCGCCCTGGTCTGTTTATTGAGTGAGGACACGATGGCTACCACAGCAGCCACCACGCCAGCTGCAAGTAAGGCATAAACATTCGTCAATGCCGCAGTCTTGCCCTTCAGCTCCGTCATGATCAGGCTCTGCTTGGCATAGTTGCCCGTCAGTTTTGCCACTCCCAACTGCAAGGCCAGCTGTGCCGTTTTGAGGTGTGTGACCACCACCTCATACGCCTTGGTTGCTGTTGTTGTGACAGTCACCCAGGTATTCAGCAGTTTCTGTTTGATGACGGCCAGATTGACCGCCACAGTATAAGTCACGATGGCCGCAGTCAGCGACAGCAGCGCCTTACGATGCTCCGAGATAAACGATACTGTGATATTGAGGAAGCGCAGCGTCATGGATGTGGAGGTATAGATATGCTTCATCACCGGAAGCAGTTTCTCTCCAAGTTCTGCTGCCAGTGCAGCCACTCTCTTTCGGGCCTTCTCGATGCCTGCCTGTGCCGTGTTGTTCTGAATGTCATACATCTGTGTGACCTTAGTGGCACTGTCGAAAGCCTTCTGTGCCTCCTCCTGTTCCCACTTCACCATATCGATGTTATTGGCCAGCGTCGCCATCACTTGTGAGGCACGTGCGCCGTTCTCACCCATGTCCTTGAACACAGGAGCCAGGGCATCCATATTGCCAATCTCCTTGAAACGGTCAAGGATCATCAAGAATCCGGCGTTGGCGTCCTCAGCCATCACTTTCTTAAAGTGTTCTGCATTCAAATCCAGCGCCTTGGCGAACTTATCACTCTCCTTATAGGCATCCATGATGAGCTTCGACACCGCCGTTGCCGACATCTCCGCTGCCTGTCCGTTGGCATCCAGGACCGCACCGATGGCGATCAGCTGCGGCAGTGTCATGTTCGCGGCCTTACCTACACCGCCCATTCTCCGGGCGAAGTTGGCAAGATACTCGGAACTGGCCGTACAGTTTTGGGACAGCTCCGTAATCGTTGAACCGATGGAGAGCAAGGCCTGTTCCGTACCCAACTCATCCTTAATGCCGAAGATGCTGGAGAGTTTCGACAGCACCAGTGTAGCCCCGTCCCCGATGTCAGCCAGGGCTACATTGATTTGGTCTGCACCCCGGACATATCCCATGATGTCCTCGATGGTCTTCATGCCCAGCTTACCCGCATCCTCAGCGTACTTATTCAGTTCGATGAGCGATGTACGGGTTTTCATCTTCTTCATCTCCTCGTTCAGTTCCCTGACTTTTTCCATGGGGAGAGACGTGAACTTGCTGACGTTGGCCATTTCCTGTTCAAGTTCAGCGTAGGCATTCACGGCAGATCTTCCAGCCATCACTAAGCCCGTCACTGCTGCTGCAGCTGTGGCGATGGTTGCGCTCCACTCGTTGAAACCACGGTTCATACGTTGGAGCAACGGTTCCGACTGTCGGAGTTCAGCGTTCACCTTATCCAGTTCCGCTTTCACCGCTTTTATTTTGGCGACTTGCGCATTCCATGCTTCACTGCCTCTCTCAATCCCGTTGAGTTGGCGGCGAAGCACAGTCAGCGCCTGATTCAGCTGTTTAGGCGTAGCCTGGTCCAGTCTTTTCAGCACCTGTTCAGCAGTAGCCTCAGAAGACTGAATCTGTTTCATCAGTTGGTTTGTGTCCCTCAGCTCCTTCTTCAGGTTCTTCAGGGTTGCTTTATCACCGCTCCGTTTCGCTTTCTCGATGGCCGCTTCCAGCTGGTCCGCTTTCACTTTCAGCTGTTCCAGCATCTCTTTTGCCTGTCTTCCGTTGACCATCAGCGTGACGGTAGCATTCGTATTCAAATCGCTCATAGTGGTGTTTGTGTTAGTGTTGCGTCCTATCTAAGACACTACAAAAATACACCTTAAATGTTGAATGTGAAAGGACAGAAAATCAAAGAGTCATAGCCGTTTAGGGGCCACATTTTACTTCAACTTTTCAAGAAATTGCCATTTGTCTAAAGTTGAAATTCCTATTTAGCTCAATATGAGCCACATGGGGGTGTCGGGGGAAAGAATTTCCCCTGACTTCGCGCTAAGCATCCCCCGCCTGCCCTGTCTGCGCCTCCCTCTCTCGCCCTCTTTGCATTTGCGCTATATGCGTCTCGCTGCTACCCGAAAACCGCTTTTGGTCACATCAAAATGCGCCACCCCTTTAGGGTCACGAATGGGCACAACAGCCCCGATGGTTGCGTAATAGTGTAACAGCCCCCAATGGTCGCGATTGTACGAGACAGCCCCTTTTGGCCACCTCTTGCCACGTTTGCCCCTTTGGTTGCTGATAGTTTGGAGTTCTTTGGCCGCTATTCAGTACAAAAAGCCTTCATTTTCGAGATTTGGACAGGGTCTGCTTGTGGCTTCATCTGCTTTTGCGCTCACACATCCCCAACGTGCGGTGGTGGGCTTCCTGTGTGGAAAAGATGTGTGTGGCAGTCAGGCACTCACATAGATGATGTCGCACGGCTCACTCTTCAATGAGCGGTATAGCGACATCCTTGGAGGCGTAGCCTCTGATAAGGTGCTGCATTCATACAGCATTGTAGAGTCGAGTGCCTTTCTTTGCCGTGCGTCTGCCTGTCAGCGCACAGCGTGGAAAGGCTCTCGTTAGTTATAGTCCACGAGGCTTTTCTTCGAGTACAGGCTTTCCCGACTGCTGCCATTGCGTGGGCTTGTGCGGTGACGGGCAGCTTGTCGGGAAAGCCTGTACTCAGAAGATGTGCCGAGGGATGAAAGGGAAATGAATTAGTTATTGTTATGATGAATATGGTTCAATATTCACCAATAATATAACTTTTTAATTGAGAATTAAACATTTACAATTTTACAATTTTTTTAAATAAGCTCCAAGGATCGGTAGAATTATAATTATTTAAAGATGTCATATGTACATGTAAAGTAGCTGTTGATAATATTGATTCTTCAAAAATCTGATAATAATATCCTATTATGTCGAGCCCTATTTTGGGCGGGTTTATTGGATTACAATATACATCTTTTATTTCGCAACAGCCGACGAAAGCTTCACTTTTAATTTCGATAACACTTTTTGGAATTGTTATGGATGCTAAACTCTTACATCCTTTGAATGTAGCATCGTTGATGACGCTTAAACTTTCGGATAGTGAAATAGATTTAAGTCCGCTGCAACCAAAGAATGCTTTACTGCCGATGGTGGTCACGCTATTGGGGATGTTCACTGATGTCAGTTTACTGCATCCAGAAAAAGCTTGTGCTCCTATTTCCGTTATTCCAGGATTAAGGTTAATGGATATCAGGCCGCTGCAATTCTGAAATGTACCTTCATTTATTATTTTTAATTTATTGGGAAGACTAATCGTAGATAATTTTTGGCACGCCCAGAAAGCACGTTCTCCAATCGATACAACGTTGTTTGGAATAGTTATATTCGAAATGCTTTTACAAGATTTAAAAGCTTGCTTTCCTATTGTTGATAAATTCTCAGGAAGTGTAATTGTTTCCAATTTAAAACAGTTAGCAAAAGCAAAATTCCCTATTGAAGTAACGCTATTTGGTATTGAGACCTCAGTCAAATCTGGACATGTTTCAAATGAATTGTTGCCAATTGATGTTACTACATAAGTTTTGTTGTTATATATAACGGAAGATGGTATAACAACTTTACCTGTGTAGGACCTTGTGCTACCGCTTGACGTTACACTTGCATTATCTCCCATAAAGTTGTAGTAAACATCATTGATTTTTGCATCAAATGCATTTGTAATCAATGGTACTATAACAAATAAAAAAAATAAGCTGAGATGTTTCATGATTAAAATAATTAGAGATACAATGACTTCTGTAAATTACGCAACCTTAAAAGGATACTATTGCTGTTTGATTTGTATTATCATAATAAGTATCAATTTATTTTGCAAACATAGGCAAATTTCTATCTCATGCTTCCACTCCGTCTCATTTATCTTAGATTATTTATTCATTTTTAACTAAAAGAATATTAATCACATTCTTTCTTTATCGGACTTACATTGATGATGTCGCACGGCTCACTCTTCAATGAGCGGTACAGCGACATCCCTGGAGGCATAGCCTCTGATAAGGTGCTGCATTCATACAGCATTGTAGAGTCGAGTGCCTTTCTTTGCCGTGCGTCTGCCTGTCAGCGCACAGCGTGGAAAGGCTCTCGTTAGTTATAGTCCACGAGGCTTTTCTTCGAGTACAGGCTTTCCAGACTGCTGCCATTGCGGTGATGATGGCGTGGCTCTGGCAGCTTGTCGGGAAAGCCTCTACTCAAAAGATGTGCCGAGGGATAACACCCCAAAAGCCTGACGTGCCTTTCCTCCCAGTGAGCCTGTGATCCGGGTGCAAAGGCTTGTCAGGCTTTTGGATAGACACCTTTCCTCTCTCCCTCATCAGCTCTTCGCACTCATAAAATTAAATGCTTAGCCAGCAGCACCTTTCAGGGCAATGGCAGCACTTCATTTTCTGAGGGTGATGTGCTGATGAGGGGCTTTGGAAGAATATGTGAGGATTGGAACAATGAGCGGTGCTTGCTGTGGTTGTGGCCGAAGGCCATTGTCGGCGCAAAGAGGATTGATGCCTAGATGAAATGCATTTTTTTTAAGAAAACGATATTTTTTTGTTTGTTTTGAATATTGTTACATAAATAATCTGTACTTTTGCGCCAGAAAAGTTCCTTGTCTATGTTGGATTGTAGTTCCAGCCGTGACTTGGGGCTTTTTCATTTATTAATATGGAAATTGTAAACCTACTGGAATTTTCACGTCGTGAGCAACTTCACGAGTGGTTGATTGCGCATCACGACGCCACCAAAGAATGTTGGGTGACGTCGAACCGGAGCAAGCAACCACGAGAGGATGCAATCCCATACGTTGAAATCGTTGAAGAAGCCCTGTGCCTTGGATGGATTGACTCTACCTTGAAGAAGCTGCCTGACGGACGGATTGCCCAACGGCTGACGCCACGTCGCAAGGGGTCTCACTGGACTGAGCTTAACATCGAGCGATGCCGCAAGATGATTTCCGCAGGACTGATGACGGAAGCCGGGCTTCGTGCAATGCCAGTCAAGTAAACTGCGGGGCGTTTGCTGTTCTAGAAGAAAGGCTTACCTGCCCTTCTTCGGAGCTGAGATCAAGTCACAGATGGCGACTCTGAAACCACATCTTATCAGGCGTGGCAGATACGTATCCAAAGCGTGATGCGGAAACGCTGCTTCATTGAAGCCATTCTGCGTAGTGAGTGTTATTCCGAGGCTGTCTGCAGCCCTTACGGCATCCTCCTCGAACGACGTGTAGAAATCGCCTGTTCGGAACAGCAGGAGTGCATCCGGATGTTTGGCTTTCAGCTCCTCATACTGTTTTCTGATAGTACGAATATCATTGTCCTTCTCGACGGGCTTCATGACAGGCTCCTCGAAATCGAAGTAGAGCTGACGTGGTGCGGGATTATGATTCACATGAACTTGCATAACGCTATAGATTAGAATGAGACATACCCTTGATGGGCGGTGATTTTTACGATGCTCTATCAAGGTGACGGGGGAAGCGAACTGTCGGCAAGGAATGACCAGGAAACAGCAAGAAATACCCACTTTGCCCCTTCCTTCAGGATGCGACAAAGTGGGAAAGTTGTCCTGCCGTTTGTGCAGTCATAGTGCAGCGGTACTTTGCCATGAGCGGCCCGCCTTACCTTTGCAGAAGTAAAATGCCGCCAGGTATGTCCTATTCTATGGCGTTGTTCATGTGAACTCCGCTGAGCGTATTCTACTTTAGGAGCCTTAGCCCATCGAGAAAGGCCACCGCGTTATCTTCCAGATGAGGAAAATGATGAAAGCCAGTACGAACAGCCCTGCTACCATGTATGTACAGGTGCGATTAGGAGGATGCCTCACTTCGGAATTCACCTGCGTTGAGTCCGCTTCCTGAGTGATGCGATTGTAGGTGGTTTCAGTAGTAGCCATCTGTTGCTTTGATGTGCGTTGTTCCTCTTGCCTGTTTGCATGAACCCCATAGATTGATGCCGACTGAGGTGACAGTCGGCGGGGCTTGTCGCCAGGCAAGTCGCTATTTCCCTTTGGAACCATCGTAGTATCAGATTCCTTGTCATCTATTGATGCAAACCGAATCACGATACTATCGATGTCCAGGATGGTGGTGGCCACGATGCTATCCATGATGGCAGCAAAGGCCGCTGTGGTAGTGGCGGCGTTCTCAATGGTTTGAGAATGCTGTACCCTCGTTTCCGTGTACGTCTTGTTCGCCCGGCAAGACATCATCAGGAAGAGCGCGAAGATGAGTGGGCATATCGAGGTTGGTTTCATGGGAGTGGCGTTTGAGGATTACCATTCGAGTTGTCCGCATACTCATTTTTCGCGTCGAACGACGGGCATTCCGTGCCCATGAAGTCACGGTGTCCGTATATCTTCACGTTCGGGTACACCTCTTTGATCTTCATGAGCAAGGCCCGCAGCGCCTCTTTCTGTTCCTGCGTTCGTGTGTCCTTGGCCGTCTTGCCATCCTTCTCCACGCCTCCGATGTAGCATATCCCAATGCTATTGCGGTTGTGTCCGTCCTTCAGGCAATGCGCCCCTTTCTCCTCAACGGGACGGCCCGGGTGTATGCTGCCATCGAGGTACACCACGAAGTGATATCCGATGCAGCGGAAGTTCCTGCGTCGGTGCCATCGGTCTAAGTCCTCCACTGTAAAGTGGCTCCCTTCCGGCGTTGCTGAACTATGCACAATCACCTCTGTAATCGTGCGTGTGTTTTGTTTGATGTTTAAATGTTCAAGATTCATTGTTTAAGAATTTAAGAGTTTGATTCTTCGTGTTCATTGTGGTTGTGAGTCAGCTGTTTCTTGATGTCGCTAAACTTCGAGTTGATATACACATTGATGCCGAGTGCGCTGCCTGCATATACGAGACATTGGGCGGTGAACATCAGCACCGAGTCCGAAATTTCCCCTGTCGGCGGAACCACGAATCCCGCGATGGAGAGTCCGACGCCAGCCACCAGCATGGCGACGGCAGTAAAGACCTGGATGTCTGTACGAGTTTCTTTTGTCATTACGATACTATGTTACGTTGAAGAATAAGTTCGCAGGTGCCCTTCACTTGGTTGTCATACCTCGTCAAGGTGAATGTGATGACGCGCTCCGTGGCATTTCCCGGCCATGTATCGTCAGCATCAATGCGGAGATTGACGTAGTTCTTCATCCCTTCATATTCGATGTGGAAGATACTATCATTGTCCTGGAATGCCCATGCTATGATGCAGTCCATTCCTTGAATGACATTATCATTCTCGTCGAGCCCAGCTAGCGTAACCGACTCTTCCACATTCGATGCCACGACGTACCCTCCGTTACCGTTGCTTCTGACGGGCACCGTTATTCGGCTCGGGGTTGCATAGGCAAAAAGCTTGGGTTGCATGACATAGCGGTTGTCCAAGCCAGCGATGTACTGTTGAATACTAGTTATCGACGATTGAATATTCGAGATCGTCGTTTCAATCGAATTAATCGTTTCTGACATCGTCTCAAACGACTCCTCGAGGTAGTTCAACGTACGGAGGTTTTCCTTCGTCATCAGTCCGGCGTACGTCGCGTTAGCCTGTCCGATAACCAATGTCAGCAATCCTGCGGACTTCTCCATGAACGGGTGCGGCATTTTGATGGTAGCTGAGGTGTCAGTACGTGTCACCCCGATATCCGTTCCCACAGCAGTCCAGGATCCTACGGAACTGATGGCCGTACGTTGTGCGTTCGTAAACGTGATTGTTCTTCGGCTGAGCCTGCTCCCTGCGAAGTACATATCCTGTACGGTAGTTGTTTCGTTGTGCGTCTGATGAATCATCGCCGTATAGCTGCTATAGGTGTAGATGATCCATATAATTTTCGTATTGCCTGCATACTCCAGTGTTGCGGCCGTGTTCTCTCCTGTAGCGGAAGCGTTTCCGACGTGTCCGATGAAGCGTATGCCGAAGTTATCCGCGAAGAAATCCGCTGCTGAAGGCATACTGTTCACTTTGGACTTGTCCGCAGCACTCATCAAGCCCATGGCAGAGGTGGTTGCTGCGGGAATGTTCACGTCCAGCACCTTTGACAGCCCCTCCACGATTCCCTGTAGTGTGAGGCGCAGTCGGTACTGTTGGTTTTGTTCACTTCCCGCGAATGTAGAGCTGTTATAGTCAGTCGCTTTCGCCAGTAGTGTGATGTCATTCTTGGTTGGCATTACCATCTCCGTCCATGCTGTCACACTCTGTACAGAGGTGCGGTCAGTATTGGAGAAGGTGATGGTACGTTGTACGATTTTGCTATCCCAGTGCAGTGTCTGGATGCAAGTGTCATCGCACACATGCTGTTCGATGAGTCCGTATTTACTGCCCATTACGTAGTAGTAGATGAACCATATATCAGGATTTCCGCAGTACTCCAGTTTCTTTGCCTCGTCCTCTGCGCTTGCGGAGTTGCGCCACACGTCTCCCTCGTTCCCCAGCCTCACAAAGTGAGAAGCGAGGGTTGTCAGTTGCGCCCTCTCCTCTTCGGTCATTCCGCTGCCGGAGCCAGACCCTGTACCACCATTGTTGATAGCATTCATGATGGCAGCATAATCCGTAGCACTGAGTATGCCAGCCTGAGCTGTGGTGGCTACAGGTATGCTGATGGTTACGGGCGTGTCCACATTCAACGCATCTATCAGCGTTAGGTTGAGTGTCATGCCATTTCCCGTGCGACTCACGGAGCCTTGAATATTCAGTACTGCATTTTCATAGATGGGCTGGAATTCGCTATCCTTCACGCAGTTTGCGATGAGGTTTGCCTGCAGCTGCAGCAGCGTTCCCAGCCTCTCAGGGGTGATACTCGCCTCTCGTGTCTCAGACCGAAGGGCGGTAATCAGTTGGGTGATGTTTTGGATGTTGTTCATAAGAAAGTGAAAAGTGAAAAATGAAAAGTGAAAAATTTTAATTATCAATCAAGCCTGCATTGTGCCGTGGTTGCGACGGAAGTTATAGTCATCCAGTGCCTCGTTGATGATGCCAATGAATTCCCGTCCCATGTTCTCTTCATAAAACTCTTTCAGATTCATGAAAGAAGCGTAGTGTTTGATAGAGAACCAGCGGCGGCGTTGGCGGACCTTCGGACGCCCGATGTCCCCCGGGTTGCCTCGTGGCACCTCTTTACCCGTACCATAGTCCTGCCAAAGCCCATATTCTCGGAAAGCCTGAGTCAGGTTCACATCGATGAGCTTTCCGTCTGCCTGATAGCCCAGCGATATGGGCGAGTTCAGGAGCAGTCCAGTATCAATCACCTTCAGGAGCGTAATTTTCTCCTTCCAGATTTTGATCATGGTGTCATTGAAGGCAGAGATATACTTTTGTCTCTCTTCCAGTGCCTGTTCCTGTGTCAGTTTCTGTTCCATGGTTAATCGTAGTCATAGGTGAACTGTCCTGCGAAGGCCCCCATTTCGGGGAGGTCGTCCCATTCCGAGTATCTGAATCTCAGATCCGTGAATGTCTCTTCTGCGATTTGGAAATACGCGCAAGCGCACCCCGAGAGGAAATACTGGTCTATTTCCTGGAACTGAATCCGATTATCGAGATAGATGCAGTTCTGTTCGAGGCGTGTTCTCTCGAGAATCAGTCTCGACATGAACTGTCGGAATATCTCCCTCATCTGTTCCATGCATGTCGCCCTTGCGCTCATGTTGTCTATCGCGTGTCTCTTGGCGAGGAACACCGTCTTGATGCGGCGTGTGTGCGGTGTGTTGTTGATGTCCGTGAACCCCTGTGAGCTGTCGTCCACAGCCACGAAAGCCGTAGTGTTCTGCATCCGTGCCAATGCCTCCTCAAATCCCTGGAGGCCGGTCACGTTGCAGAACCTGAAGCCAAGTTCCTTGGCCATTTTATTCTGTTCTGTCAGAGCTTTGAAGAACTCAGAAGCGTTCCAGTTGAAGTTTGCTGTCATTGAGAGAAAATGAAAAATGAAAAGTGAAAAGTGAATAAATATATGGGGCTTGGGCTTTCTCCCAAATACACGCCATCGGAGATATGGGGCTTGGGGTTCTCCCAAACAGCTTGCGTTCTTCTCGGGTTCGGCACCCCGAATAGCTTGCGTCCTCTCCTTGGGGGTATGGGGCGCTCCCCATAAACACGCCATCGGAGATATACCCTGCATCGCAGATATGGGGCTTGGGGTTCTCCCGAATAGCTTGCGTTCTTCTCGGGTTCGGCACCCCGAATAGCTTGCGTCCTCTCCTTGGGGGTATGGGGCGCTCCCCATAAACACGCCATCGGAGATATACCCTGCATCGCAGATATGGGGCTTGGGGCCTCCCGAATAGCTTGCGTCCACGTTGGGGCTTGGGCACTCCCAAATACACACCATCGGAGATATGAGGTTCGGGGTGCTCCCGAATAGCTTGCGTCCAAGGCTACGCCTTATACATCCTACGTAGTTCTTCATATTCTTTCGCCTGAGCATTGAGTTCAGTAAGAGCTCTCCAGGTGTCCAATTGAAGAACTTCCGCCTCTTTGGTGATGTCCCCTTTTGTGAGCGCACGTATCTGTGTGTCCATGGCCTCCTGTATCTTCTCAGGAGATGGAAGCGGGACATCGAGGAGGTTGTCGGTTGTAGTGACTGGCTGAAAGAAGTGTCTGAACCTATTGGCGAACATCTTCTTCAGCGATATCACCCAGTAGCACACCGCCACCTCCTGTACTTTGGTCAGCTTGGAGCCTTCCGTCTCATAGAGGATATCCGCCATCTGAGCGATGAGCGCAGCATCCTCTGTATGCAGCCACCCTTGGTACAGGTTGTCGATGCACAGGAATTTCTCGAACGGCACGCCCATGAAGTCAGCAGGCAGCGCCTGATGTCCATTGAAGACTTCGGGCCGTGCCGGAACCGCTGGCGGCACATCCAGAAAGGCCAGTGTCGTAGCCGTATCCGCGATTAGTCCAGCGGTGACATATCCCCTTTGGCCATCCTTCTCGATGAGCCATCTGCCATCGGCGGCCTGCTGCAGCACCGTTATGCCGCCCCATCGGAGCAGGCAGAACGTTCGGATTGCTGTTGCATTATAGCCCTCGGCAATCAGGAAGAACACGTACAGCATTTGTGCGGTAGTCAGTTCGTTCCAGGATGTTGGAAGTTTAATTTCTATTTTCATAATCAGAAGAAATAACCAGGAGCCTCTTTCTTGTTCTCGAATACAGGCGGCGTATATAGCTTTGCCGTGTTAGAGCCAGCCCATTGCGTGAACAGCTCTATGTTATTGCGTATGAACTGCACCATATCCGCGAGGAACAGATGTCGAGGCGGTTGCCCGCCGAGTTGATACAGTATCTCGCTTTGCAGCCTCGTAATCAGATACGCCCATGCAGACCTCGCTTCCGCTGTCAGTTCGTTGTGGGATTCCCCGAACTGGTACCAATGCAAGTCCTTCATCAGTTCCGGGCTGATGAACCCATTGGCTATCTGCGTCTCGATGGCGATGATCTGCGGTCGCAGCCGTTGATATTCCTCCCATCGATGTTCCTTGAGCCCCATTTTCTCGCACACATCGATATTCGGGAACAGTGTTTCAGCCCAATAATTCCCTTGGTCTGAAACGATCCAGGCCGTCTCTTTCCTCAGCTTATTCAGCAGATTGATGATAGCGTCATCCCTCTGTTGCTCGACGTTTGCCATCAGCCGCTCCACCCTCTCTTTCGAGGCAGGCGCGATGTTTTGGTTGCTGACGATACCGAAGCCGTTAGGTGTCAGCACCAAATCCAGGGACGGAATCGCCTTCAGGTAAGCTTGGTTGAAGTAGGCCCTGTTAAAAGCAGCCTTCAGGGGTGACGATTCATTATCCGCTATTATTTGTGCCAACACCTGTTCCCCTGTTATCTGGGACACGATGAAGTCCGAGGCTTCGCCCAGGAATGGTTCCAGCTTCTCATATAGCGACTGTTCCCCTTCCACGGTGGCCAGCGCATTCGGAATGTACTTCCGCAAGAGTTCGTCTGTATTGATAGGCATTGTGGGAAAGTTTAAGAGTTTAAAGTTTAAAGATATTCAATGCTTCATAAATCGCGTCATTCATTACATCATTCATTATCATCTATACTCACCTGTTTGGCATCCCGTTTCTCATCCAGCGTAGTCAGTTGGATGAACGGGCATTCCGGCCTGACCCCTTTCCACCCGTTGTATCTGATGATGATGCGATGCACGATGAAGAGCAAGTCATGATACGGTTTCTGCAGGGCCTGCGCGATGGTATAAAGCTCCCGTTTATCCGAGCCCGAGTTGTTACTCTGCGACTTACCTGGCACAGAGCCCACGAGGTTCGAGTGCACCCGCATCGTGAAGCATATGATGTTGATGGCCTCTGCGATGTCCGATGCCCAGTCGCCCCCTTCCTTCTCCGTATCAATCTTATTGATGACCACATCGTGCACCTCCTGTTTGTCCGGCGTCTGGTAGAAACACGAGAACCACACTTTCCCTGCGTTCTCGACCCCGCTCAGGAAGTCCAGGATCTTCTTTTTCTCCTCCACGACGCGCTGCATCTTCTTGATACGGTCAGTAATCCCCTCGTTCTTGAAGATACTCTCCCAGTACTTGTTTGAGATCTCGATGTGGTACTTGATGGGTGCCGTGTTCTTCAGCTTGCTCTCCTTCGCGATGCCAATCAGCTGCTTGATGTTGTACCACTTCCCTTTGAACAGCGCGGCATAGTACGGGATAGGATAGTACGTACTGTCAGGCGTCGGTATGCGTGTGAGGATGGCGAACTTATGTTCTTTCGTGGGCTGTTTCTTATTGCCGCCCACATC